CAAGCCTAATTGTGAGGCGTGTGGTTTGCTGAGCGTGGCGGGTGTTTGTTCCCACCCGTCACGCGTTTTGTCCCGCCGGGGGTGGCTCCCCACTAGAGTCTCATTAGCTCCGGTTTACGGGTTCGATTCCCGTCGGCGGCATTTTACCAGCGGGCAGCGTAGTGTTTTATTATTGGTGGCGGGGCGTTTGCTCGCTGGTTCTTTCTTTGCATAGGTGCCAATGGCCGACGCTTACAATTACGAGAATCGGCTGACTCTGATTGGCTCGATCACCGAGCCAGTCACGCTGAATGAACTCAAGCTGTATTGTGGAATCGATACCGGCTTCACTGTTGACGATGACTTACTGACGGCGGCAATATCAGCCGGCCGCGAATTCGTCGAAGGTGAGACCGGGCGGCAGTTGCCAGCGGCAACGTATGATCTGACGCTCGATTCGTTCCCGAAGATGCTCTACCTGCCACGTTCACCAGTGGCGACGGTTACGAGTATTAAGTATCAGGACACAGACGACGCACAGCAGACGCTGGCAACGTCAGTGTACGCAACGGACCTGATTGATCCTGAGCGAGTGTCTCGGATCGTGCTGAAGACGGGCGAAGCCTGGCCGGCGATCTACGATCGAATCAACGCAGTCGTCGTGCGGTTCACGTGCGGCTATGCAACGGTGCCTGCTCAGTTGCTGGCAGCGGTGAAGCAATACGCGAAAGAGCTGTATGACTTCGGTGAGCCAGACGTCGAGAAGCTTAAGATCTGGCTGGCACCGTATCGGGTGCATCGATGGTAAAATACAGACCAAAGCGTGACACAGCCTTGCCGCGGAGTGTGCTGCGTGAACGTGCAAACGTCACGCTGACTCTGGAGTCGTATGCACTGACACAAGACGCGGCCGGCGAAGAAGTCAAGACCTGGTCAACGCTGGCGACGCGTCAGGGGCTGCTGTTGCCACTGAGCGGATCGCAGCGATCCGAACGGGCAGCCACTCACACGATCAGTATGCGTTATGTGAGCGGGCTGAGTCGCGATATGCGGTTGCTTATTGGCAGCACTTATTACGAGATACATGACGAGATCAACGTCGACACTGATGATCGTGAGCACGTTGTACGAGTGCGTGAAATTGAGGCCAGCTAATGGCATCGAAGCCTGGTGTAGTTCGGATTGAGGCAATCGGCACTCGCAAGCTAATGCGTAAGCTCGACGCGTTGCCGGCAAAAATACGCGTCAAGATCATCGGCAGCGTTATCAGTAAAGCTACGACGGTGATGAAGCGTGAAGTGGTAAAACGCTCGCCGGTTGGAGTGGATAGCAGGCCGCATGACTCGAATGGTAATGATCGCAAACGGCTGAAGAAATCTATTCTTAAATTTCGCCGCACAGCAAAAGGGAAGACGGGCATTCACGGCATCGTTGGTATTCCCGGCAGCTATGATCGGTTTCCGTACATGCTGCATCATGGAATACCAGCACACACCATCAAAGCTAAGGGTGGCGGGCGGCTGGGCTTTGCGAATCAGTTCTATACGTCGGTGAGCCATCCCGGTGTGCGGCCGATGCCGTTCATGACTGAAGCACTGACGGCAAGCATTCCCAAAGCTCGAGCTATAATGGCATCTCAGTTACGCACTAAGCTGGCGAGTGTTGCCAAATGATCAATGAGGATCTCTTTACAAGACTGACCGCTGACTCTGGTGTTTCGGCATTGGTGGCTTCGCGTATCTATCCGCATAAAACGCGATTCAAGCCGACGTATCCGCACATCACCTACGAAGTGATGAGCGACGAGAATCAATACTCATTCAGCGGCACGCTTGGATTCAAAGAAGCGAGCATCGTCTACCAATGCGTGGCGGAAACGTACCGCGAATCAAGACTGATTGCTGACGCGGTAGAAACGTCACTGGCTGCGTTCCGCGGTGAACTCACAACGCACTATTGCCACGGCCTGCTGGTCGAAGGTGTGAGAGACAGCAAGATTCAAACGACTGATGACGCTGACTCTTTCTATTACGCCGTCAACGTTCTGATCTCGGTGCATTATGAATGATCCAGTTTGCTTGAAGGTCCGCACACCTTCGGGCATCTCAGAGCTAAATGTAATTGAGTTACTGGAAGTGAACGGCAACGTCTTCATTCCGGTTGGTGATTTGACAGAGCGGCTGGCGTTCCTTGAGGGACGACTATCAGCACTTGAAACACAGTTCACGGCATTGCTTGCCGTAGGGGGTTAATGGCATCTCTAGGATTCGGAACGGCAGTTACATTCAGCAGCGGATTCTGTGCTGAGATCACTGATGTAAAAATCGGCGGGCTCAGTCGCGAAGCTGTTGACGTTACCAACTTCAGCAGCACTGGCGGATTCAAAGAGTTCATCCCGTCAACGCTGATCGACTCTGGCGAGCTTGAAGTTGAACTGATCTATGACACTGGCACTTCACCACCAATCGGCGGAGCGGCCGAAACAGTGACGATTACTTTTCCGCTCAAGTCTGGCGAATCTACAGCGGGCACTCTGGCCTGCTCTGGCTTTCTGACTGACTCAGAAGAAGCCGTTCCGATCGACGATAAGATGTCGCAATCTGTGACGATTAAGTTTTCCGGTGAGCGGACCTATACCGCAGGGAGTTGATTATGTCTTTGCTCACGCGTGAGCAGATTCTAGCGGCTGATGATTGTTCGATTGAGACTGTTAACGTGCCTGAATGGGGCGGCGAAGTTGGCGTTAAATCGCTGACCGGTGCCGAGAAAGACGCCTGGGAATCCGAGCGTCAAACTGAAGCCGGCGTTTTCAATCTGGAGAATATCAGAGCGTCACTTGTGGCGATTGCGGCTTGTGATGCTGACGGTCAAAGATTGTTTTCGCTGGCTGATGTGGTCGATCTCGGTGCCAAGTCAGTGCGGGCACTTGATCGAGTGTTTCAGGCGGCAAAGAAACTCAACGGTGTGACAGATGAGGAGCTGGATGAACTCGAGGGGGAGTCCTAAGCCCTGAAGGGCGTGATTGGTGTTTTTATGCTTTTCGCGTGCTTGGTTGTTCAGTCGCCGCTGCAAAACGCACAACCTCATATCGTGAGTTTGTGCGTTTTCGTTTGTACCGGCAGGTCGATCCGTGGGGCGACGATTGGGATCAGGCGGCAGTGATCGCGGCGACGATGGCGAACAGTATGCGGAGCAAAGGGCGAGCGGCAAAGAAGGACGATTTCAGGCCGGTATATAAGCGGCGGAACCGTCAATCAGATGCAGACATTGAAGCGACGATTCTGGCGTTTTTCGAAGCGGGGTGATAATGGCAAGCATCGGCGGCTTTTCAATTTCAGTGACGGCAAACACTGCCGCGTTAAATACTGGATTTAAGAAGGCGAGCAAGCTCACAAAAGGACTTAGGGGTTCGATCGGCAAGCTCGGTATGGGCATCGCCGCCATCGGTGCTCCGGTGTCGTTGATTGCCGGGCTAACGTCAGTAGTCAGAATCGGTGCCGGTTTTGAAAAGCAGATGAGTAACGTCAACTCAGCGGTCAAAACGAGCGGCGATCAATTGCAGCGGCTTTCTGATCTCGCCGAAGAACTCGGAGCGTCAACGGCATTTACGGCGGGCGATGCCGCTGCCGCAATGACGGAAATGGGCAAAGCTGGTCTTGATGCTCAGCAGATACTCAGTGCCGCACCGGCAGTACTTACACTGGCGGCGGCTGGCGAACTCGAGATGGCTGAAGCTGCTAAAATTGCAACGACGGCGATGCAGCAGTTTAGCTTGCCAGCCAGCGATATGGCTCAGATAACTGACAAGCTCGTCAAGGCTACTCAGTCTGGCAATATCGGCGTATCAGGGATGGGTACGCAGCTCGCATATGCCGGCAGCTCTGCTGTGAGTTTTGGTATGGATATCGGCGAGACGGCAGGCATACTGGCTAATCTATCGAATGAGCTGACGGCGGAGAAGGCAGGGACGGGCTTTCGTGCGATGATGAACAGCATACGATCACCCACGGCCGTGGCCGCTGAAGAAATGGAGCGGCTCGGGATTAAGGTCACTGATGCGAATGATGAATTCTTGCCATTCGCTCAAGTAATCGGGAATTTCAATAACGCTCTGAATGGTATGCCTGCCGGCGAGCGGACGAGGGCGATCGGTAAGATGTTTACAACGATCGGCGATCCCGCGATCTCTAAAATGCTGAAGATTGGTGCTGATGGCATTCGTGAGATCAATGCAGAAATGGCGGAGTCAGACGACTTCGGAATGCAGGTTGCTGCTGACAAACTCGACAACGTCGCAGGCAAGTTTGAAATGGTAAAGAGTGCGGCGTCGGGATTGGCAATTGACTTCTTCCAATTATTTGGCGATGAGTTGAAAACATCATTGCAGTGGGTGGCTGATTTCATCTCGAATGATCTTTACAATGCAATGACTGATTTCAAGCAACTCATTCATGCAACGGCTGCCGCGATCGTTGAGTTTCAGGATGCACCGCTTAGTGCATTAAAGCGAGTAGCTGCCGGACTGCATGAAGTGCTCTATCCGACAAAGTTCCAGACTGGCGACGCCACTATGGCTGCCGAGACTATTGAGCACATCACCGAACTTAATGATTCGGCTGGTCTTAATAAGCTCGGCAACGCTGTGACTGAAGCGGTAAAGCCAGCAATCAACGTGGCTCGTGACTTAGCAACACGGCAGCCGATGATCGCCGGTGGTGCGATCGCCATGAAGGGCAGCGAGGAAGCTTTTGATGTGATCAACAGAGCGATCAAGGGCGAGCAGGGATATGATAAGACGATCGCAAAAGAAGCTGAGAAGCAGACAAAACTACTACAAGATCAGGTTTCACTACTTGAGAACATATCCGGCACCGGCTCGAGCGAGGTCTTTAGTTTTGCGTAATGGCAATCACAGTCAGTGAGCGGTACGAAGGACGCACATCAAAAGTCGGCAAGCATCTCATGCGTGAGCACACGCGAGAGTTTGTTGCACAGTCTACAGCTAATGAACGAAGCTGGGCTGTAGCTCAAGCGTCAGGTGTACCAGTGATCGGTGATTCGCATCCAGAAGATGCGGCTTCGCTGTGCGTTGATGTTGCTGTGTCGCCTGGCGGTGATCCATCTGTATGGGGCGTGCAGTGTAAATACACAAACGATCTGCCTGATGCCGACATTGCTGATGATGATGCAACCTCATCTCAACAGCCGGGCACTCCTGCAAGCAGTAGCAGCGGCAGCCAGGAAAGCTGGTCATTTGAAGAGCACTCACGATACGTCGGGCAGGATCGTGATGATAAGCCGATCCTGAATACGGCCGGCGACCGATACGAAGATCCGGTCGAGATTGTTGATTGCTTCCCGACTCTTACCATATCAAAGAACAAGGCATCATTCGATGTGTCGGATGCGTATCTTTACAATAACGCAGTCAACAGCGACACGTTCCGCGGTGCTGAGCCGGGCACGCTTCGAGTGAAAATTACTGCAACTCAGCAATTTGCGAACGATGAACATTTCTGGGCGACGACATATACGTTCCGATATAATCCCAACGGCTGGCAACCGACGATATTAGAGGCGGGACTTTATCAGCTTGCTTATATTAAAATGGCGGAAGTCGATCACACTCCCTGCACTGTTGTGGGTAAAGCACCGTTTGACTCTGAGCCAGTTGATCATCCAGTACCGCTCGACGATCGCGGCAAGCAGATCGATCCGACTCGACTGTCAGATATACCATCGCCGGCATTGTATACAACGTGGAATGTGCTCGAAGAATTGCCTTACTCGAACCTCGGAGTCTAATGGCTCAGAGCCCGAAGACTAATAAACGCGAGCAGGCACCGAAGCAGCGAGCTACTCGCACGCGGAAGACTGCACACGCTCGCGGGTACAATCATGAGTGGCGGCGTGCTCGGCTACTTTGGCTTCAGGCGTGCCCGGTGTGTGCGGAGTGTGGTTGGATCGACGTGCCTGCAAAGATGGTGGTGGATCACATACTCCCGCACCGTGGCAGCCGCTCTCGTTTCTGGAACCGAAACAACTGGCAAACAATGTGTAAACGGTGCCATGATAAAAAGACGGGACGTGGTGAATGAGCGGCGGCGTTCAGTTTGATAAGAAGTCAGCTCAGCGTGTAGCCAGTGCGACAAAACGAGTTGAGACTATGCCGCGGGGCGGTGCTGCTACTCGCCGCGATTCAGGTTCATCAGGGCAGGTTGTTTATTTCATCTTGGATGAAGCACTCGATGTAGCGTCAGATAGTTTGACAGGGGCGGCAGTCGCTCAAGCAACCGTTTACGCAAGCGATCCAGAAAATCCGCCAGTGATATCAGATGATGGTACGGGTCTACTTACTTATACAGCACAGGATTTGAAGACATCAGCACCTGATGCTCGGATGGAATGGGTAGTCAATCGCTCGCTGGACATGGACGCGGCGACCAATACGGCAGGCATGGCAATTAGAATAAACGGCGAGCTGCTCGTTTTCTGGGTAGACTGCACCGCAGGAGCTTCATAGCTGAATGGCAGACACTAAAATAACTGAGATGCCGGCCGGCACATTATCGGCTGACGACCTGCTGACGTTTGTTGATGATCCATCGGGCACGCCAGCTAATAAGAAGATCGCCTACTCATCACTTGAGTCTGGCTTATCACTCACCTCGTCACAGATCAGCGATCTTGGAACGTATGCAACAGAAGCATACGTCGATGCGGCCGTGGCTGGCTTGTACGATCACAAAGGCGGCTATGACGCTTCAGCGAACTCGCCTGATCTTGATACCTCGCCGTCAGGAATCCTCAAAGGCGACGCGTACACGGTGAGCACTGCCGGGACGTTCTTCACCGCGGCGGTTGATGCTGGTGACGTGCTGATTGCTGATCAGGATTCACCGACGCTCGAGACGCACTGGACGATCGTCAATCGTAACATTGACGAATCGACTTTTCTGCTGGCAGACGGCACACGAGCGAGCACTGGAATTCAGGAACTGCTCGGCCTGAACCTGACCGATGCAACCGAGCTGACGATCGCCAGCGGTGCCATCACCGTGACACAGAGTTACCACACGATCGACACAGAATCAGATGCAGCTACCGACGATCTCGACACGATCACGGTAGCGGGCGGCGAAGGCGATGTGCTGGTGATCCGGCCGGAATCGTCATCGCGAACGGTGGTAATAAAACACGGCACCGGCAACGTTCAGTGCGTTGGCAACGATGATATCACGCTCGACGATGATCATGACTTCGCGTTATTGATTCGCAAAGATGCAACCAACTGGATGGCATTCACTGGCGGCGGCACAGCCGGCGGCGGCAGTTCGTCTGACTGTTGCCTGGTGACGACGGCTAAGACCGCGGACTACACAGCAGCGGCGGGCGATCTGGTCGACGTGACAACGTCAGGCGACGTAACAATAACCTTGCCGAGTTCGCCAAGTGCCGACGACGCGGTCGGGATATTCTACAAATCATCCAGCGGCGGGCATGTGATTGTAAGTGCAACGCATAACATATTCCCGTACGGCGTTACGGCGGTCGATCTATGGACGCCGGGCGATTATCTGTATCTGCAATACAACGGATCGGCGTGGCTGACCACAGCCAGTAGTCGGCCGCATGTGTTGAACGGTACGACAAACGCTGGAAACTATGGGTCAGCGTATCGAACGGTTCCATGTTTAGGCGGAACACATAGCGATACTATAGCCTTGGCGGCCGATTTAATTTATTACATACCGGTGCAGGTATCGCACGGCGAAACGCTAACCGCGATAGCGGTCGACGTTACCGCATCGGCTTCAGTCATGGCGAGGTTAGGACTTTACACGAACAATGGCGGCGTTCCCGAGACCTTAATCACTGCACCGGGCGAAGTCTCGTTGTCGACAATGGGAATGCAGATACTGACGATCTCAGAATTTCTGTTGCCGGGGGTCTACTGGTTGGCAGTCGTTGCCGATGGGACGGGTGCAAGCATCAAAGCAATCGCCAATACAAACGCGATCGCGATGCTAGGTTTCGACATCGCGGATCGAATGATTACGCACGTTACGGAGTCGCATTCATACGCTGCACTGCCAGCTACGGTCGGCACTACAATGGCAGCAGTTGGCGACATGCCGCGGATTCAGTTCAAGTGACAGAAACGCTACTGGCACCGAGACGCGGTGACGAGGACATCGACGAAGCGTGGAAGGGTTCTAGCAAGCGTTACCCGTGGAGTTACCGCGTGCAAGTTGTGATTCCGCACATGGACACGCCGGAACCGGTCGAGCTTGCGGTGGAGCTATGGCGAGCACAAACAGTGCGGCCGTTCATTTGTATCATTGATCTCGGCTCGCTGGACTGCCACCGTGAGCGACTCGCGGCGTTGCAATCTGACGACGTCGAGATTCATTACCTACGCGGGCACGGCTACCGTCATCCTTCGGAACCGTGCAGCGTGGCTCAGGATATCGCACTTGCTCGATGCCAGCAGGAACATCAATTCTGCACGCACTCCGATGTGTTCCCGCGGCGGCGTGATCTGCTGGAAGCGTTCATCAAGCAATGCAACGCTGACGCTCCGGTTGTAGGTTACGAGATCAGCAGCAGAGATCACGTCAAAGGGCTTCAGGCGGACGTCTGGCGGGGGATGGTTGGTCATACGGCAACTGTGCTTCATGTGCCGACGATCAAGCAGCAGGGCATCACGTGGGACTACGAGCGGGCATTGCTCGACGGGCACGGCATCAGCCGCACGAATCTATCTGACTTCGACACAGAGATCGGATTCAACCTGTTGCTTCGCCGAGCGGGAATCACGCCGGTAATCGTCGGGACGGAGCGAAACGGAGTCAGAACGCTCGACGATAACATCGACCACATACGCAGCTTCGGCAGCTCGAAACAATACTCGCCGAACCATCACGGCAAGGCGTCGAAGTGGATGATTGAAGGTATGCAGGAAGCGGCGGAACGGTTGCAGGAATGGCAAGCCAGCGAGGTGACAGGATGACACAAAGAACGCTCTGCATGATCGTTGGTTCTGCGTATAGCGGAAGCACGCTGCTGACGGCTCTGCTCGACCGCAACCGTGACGTCAGTACGATCGGCGAAGCGGCATCTCTTTATGATCCGCAGTCAGTCAAACGCGGCACGCATTGCTGGCGGTGCGGGTGTGCAGTTGAGGATTGCAAACGCTGGCAACAGTGGGACCGTGAGCAGCCGTTCTACTCGTTCGCTATGGCAACGAATCCGGGGCGAGTCGTCATAGACTCGAGCAAAGATCCGGCGAAGATGATTGAGCAATGGCACCGTGGCGGAGCGTATCCGAAAACGATCAAAGCAATTCATCTCAGCAAGACGCCGGCGGAGCAGGTTGCCAGCTACTACCGGCACCAAAGATGGAAGACACCAATCGGCCAATCTGAGCCGTGGACGGCGGAAGAATGTGTCGATCATTGGGTGCTCACTAATTACTGGTACGTGGGTTATTTGCGGCAGGCGAAGGTGCCGGCGTTGCGGGTGACTTATGCGGACCTGACACAGCGAACCGATGAAACGCTGCAACGCATCGCGGGCTTTCTCGGGATCGATTCAGAGTGGGGTGATGCTGACTCGCACACGCTCGGCGGGAATCCAGCCGTCGCATCGATCGAAAGTGCAAATCGGAAAAAGTATGACGACGATTGGCGGGCCGGCTATCTGGATGGCAAGTACGCCGATAAGCCAGATGATGGCTTGCAGGTACGCTATGACGATTCATGGAAAGAGCTGCCCGAAGAATTCGCGGCAGCGGCAACGGCGGCGGCTGACGATCGGGCTGAAGAAGTCCTGCCGCTGATGCAATTACTAGGTCACAACTCAGGATAGTTATGTACGATCACACTCACTACACAAATGATCCAAATGGCCACAACGTCCCACTACACACACTCGAGACGCTCGACAATTGGGCAAAGCACGGCCTGCCGCCTGGCGGCTTTGTTGCCGCGGTGCTGGAGAACGATCTGGCTGACGCCGTTCGGCGAGCTGATCGGGGCAACTCGGCGGCATTGGTAGAGATTGTTCGCTACCTGATTAACGAGTTGCCGATGGGCTGTTGGGGCACATATGAAAAGGTTGCTTCATGGGGCGAAGCTCGGCGACAAGCGGCAACCTGCACATCATAGCAAGGGTTAATCATAATGCCTGACGGCATACTACTCGAGGACGGAAGCGATCTGATTCATCAAGGCGGGATGCGAATTCTACTTGAAGGCGAAGACACATCACTGACCATACCGACGCGAACCAATCTCGGCTTGCAGGTTGGTACTGAGGTTATTTCCGGGCTCGGCTTCAAGGTCGGTGATCAAACGCTCGACGGGGTGAGTGCTTAATGGCAACGACGATAAAAGTGAACGAGAAGACTTCGTTTCAATACGCCGGACAGATTCAGGACGCGGCCGGAACTGATCAGCTATTGTCAGCGACTGAAGCAATCCTGCTGACGGTTTATGATGCCAATACGAAAACGGTATTGCGAGCGACGGAAGACGCACGCAATACGAATCAGGTCTCCATCGATTCAGCCGGTGCAATCACCTACAACGTGAGACCGTATGAAACGCGAGTTGCAAACGCGGCAGCGAGTCCCGGCGAAGCTGAAGAGCATCGGCTATTGTTTCGGTTTGTGTGGAACTCAGTCACAACCAGTACCCTGACGAATGCGTACAGCACAACATCAGGCAGCAGCACCGTAACGGTCACGCATGTGGCACACGGTCTGACGGCTGATGATCACGTTGTGATCAAAGGCGGCGACGATGTCGGTGGCTTGAATCTGCAAGGCTTGCGAATCATCACCAGTGTGGTTGATTCAAACACCTACACAATCACGCACGATTGCAAAGCCACTTCAACAGCTACCGGCGGCGGCACGGCGACGAGTTACGATCTGCCAGAAACGTCAACGCACATCTACAAGTTCAAAGCCGTCAAGCAGGATGTGGTCTGCTAGGAGTGGGGCGGAATGTCGCAACCGGGCGGAAGGTGCCATTGTAAGTGTAAACCGAAGACGCTTCTCCAATGGGAAGGTGATGCACCTTGGGACACGTACACGGGCTTCGATAATCTGCCGGCAGTGAAAGCTGAACTTGAGCGAATCCGAGACAAAAAGCATCATCAGGTGCGTGTGTTCTTTGATGATACCAATGCCGAGTGGATGGAGAACTGGTACATCTCCGGCGATCACAAAACAATCCCGCTGCCAACATGGACCGGGGGCGGAGCAATCCGGGACGGCATTGCTTACGGCATCAACTCACCGGGTGGAGTGCATTGGGGAAACTTCCCCTGGCGTATGGAACTCGGCTGCATCGATTGCCGGTCATGCTCGTGCAGCCCTGCTGATGGTTTGATCTACTGGCCGAAGCGTGAGCAAGTGACGACGGTTCCGATATGGTCAGGAGTTTATCCTGATAATTATGTCTCGGATGTAACGCAAACTACATCAACGGCCGATAGTGATTTCGGACGATCGCCAACGGCGAATGAGATCAGTCGTCATCATTTCTGGGGTGACGAAAGCGGCACGCCTACTGAGACGCGACGGTGCCCGCCGGAGATTATCGTCTGGGATCACGCGTGGGCGAGTCAGACGGCTGTGTATTATCCACCGAGGCCGTGGGGGGGTACTCATACTGACGTGATGTACGGTGAATCGAGCACCGATCTCGATGTTCATCGTGCCGTTGGCTTTGCGGACATTCATCCGCTTGTGAGCAATGCCGCTCAGCGTTTTGAAGATGTTGATCTCACTGGCGTTCCCGCGATCCGATTAACTACGACGATGTATCACAACCCGGAATCGTACACGACTGCAACGATTAGCGATGTAACGACGGCAGGCTATCAGGCAATTGACGATTGGCTTGATGAAGGCGGAAAGACTTTAATTATTGACGGCTCGTCTGGCTTCGGGTCAGACATCGGAAACTTCATCGCCAAGTTCTGTTCAATCACAATTTCATCATTAACGTATCAAGAGACTAGCGGCGTTTTTTATTCATCTGCGAACTGGTTTGATGACGACTACAATCCGAGATCAACGTGCAAGTTTGTTGCCCGCGATCATGATCTGACTCCTTACCCGCATACATCTTCGATTCCTCTGTTCAGCGGTGCCCTGGACTTTACACATACTCTCTGGAAAACGACGAGCGGCGATGTTCTGTACGATGCCGAATGGTGGATAAGGTACGGCGATCAGTCAGGATCGTTTCCGGTTGCAGCCGTTGAGACTCTTTCCAGTGGCAGCCGCGTGATTGTGTCACCTTTTCAGATTATATCTTACCATGACAATAATGCCGAAGTTCCAGAGATGAACTTTACGTTATACGGCAACGTGGACACAAACATCAGATCGCGATTGTGAATCCTAAATGATCTGATGAAGCTATCGGATCACAACGGCAAACGGTACAGCTCAACCGTCGCTCACTTTCTGTGTGAGTGTGCCGGCTTTGCATACCTGCCGGTTGATGATGCAACCGCTGAGTATGATTCGCTCGGCTACTCAATGCAGCGGATCACGGCAGGTAGTTTGTCCGTCGATCTCGCGACTGGTGGCACGGCAACGATCGTTGCTTTCGCTGGCACTAATGATCTCAGCGACTGGCTGACGAATCTCAACGTCGACAAAGTTGATTGGCGTGGCTTTCAGCTTCACGAAGGATTTCATACCGGCGAAGCTGATCTCTTTCGGCAGCTTGCGAGTCATTATCAGGATGAGCTGAGTAACGTCTGGATCACCGGCCACTCGCTCGGCGGAGCACTCGCAACATTGCACGCGTTGCGGTTCGCTGAAGGGTACGGCACAGAATGCCTTCGCGGCGTTTATACGTTCGGATC